TTCATTATGACACCTGTGTTGTTCTGAGGTGAGCATATCACCTCTGTTCAGGTGGCCAAATTCAGTAAACCACTTCACAACAGCAACTTTCGGCACCAGGCCAAAACGCTTCATGTCAAAGTCGATGACGGCCCGCTGATCGCGGAACAGCCCCAAACGACCATGCCGGACAACCTCACCAGTCGCTTCTGCTTCGGAAAAATACCGCTGGACAGTAGCGCGGCTCAGCCCCAGTTTTTTCATTGCCTCGGCGGTCGTGAGTCGCCCCTGATGCCTGGTGATCCGAATCACAGCGCGGACGTACTCTCTACGCTCAACTGCTGACAATGCTCTAGCCATGATTCCGCCCTCTGCCTAAACCGAATTTCGCGCGGATTTCAGCGATTTTGTTTAAGCCCTGCTCGTTACTCAGCGGACGTCCGCCAAGCTTTGGGATCTGTTTAACCGGCTCGGGGATAGCTTCACCGGTCTTAATGCGACGAACCATACGCAGAAGCTCATCCTGCGCCTTACGTCGCAGCTCAGTGTCGCTGAGGCCGTTTGCGCGCATGTCTGCGTACAAGCCAGTAACCATCCAGTAACAGGCTTTGTGTTTCAGCGTTAACGGTTGGATTTTGTGCTCAGGCCATGGGTACGACTCAGCGTCTGGATACTGGCCACGAGTCCGGCAATACTGGTAAACCATTTCAACCAGCTCATTCGCATCTGGCAGGCCTACAGTTACCGCCTCCTCAGAACGACACCAGGCGACGAACTGTCCCGGTGATGGCATGAATGGTTTTTCCTGTTTGCGCGCAACCCGCATCCCTGCGTTAATCTGCTCAACTGTGGTGATCCCGTTCTCTTTGAACGCCAACAACCACTGGCGACGCATCTCGTTGAGGTCTTCCACAGATTTGTTGGCCAACACCGGGAATACGGCAAGCAGCTGGCGGAACAGCTCGTTGAAGATCTCCGCAGTCTTGGCAGCCTGGCGCTTTACTGCCTGCTCGTCCTGTATTTCCGGAAGCCCGGCAGCCACTCGCTGGAAGTTTTCACGGTCGAAGTTGTGCATGCTTTCTGCGATAGATTTCATTCGAGTACCCCGTCGATCCAGTCTGTGTTGTCCAGCGCACTGGCGCCTGATGAGTTTCTTGATGGACCATGGCTGCGCAGGCGTTTAGTTGTGAGACGATCCCATTGCTTACGTAGTTTTGAGGGGCAAAGGATGTTTTCCTGCCAGAAACCGTCCTCATTTGCCCACTTGAACAGTTCGCAGATCTCATAGTGAGTGCGCTTGTCCTGCAGACGCATCAGGCGGATGGTGTTCGCCCATTCAACCCAGTTGGGCTCTGAGAGGGAGGCGTTCACGGTGAGGGCTTTATCGAAAATCCATCGCGCGGCTTTGAGGTCGTCAGCTGTTCCCCAGGATTTACCCGCAGGGGTATAAATCCCATCGGCCGCTTCTGGATGACGAGAGAGAAACTTCAAAGTTTCCTCGTTTCGGGATTCTTTAGAATTCCGAGACGAAGAAGATCTTTTACTATTGTTCTTGTTCTTGTATTGGGTGTCTCCCGTTTCCGGGAAAGGTTTTCCCGTTTTCGGTAACACTTTTCCCGATTCCGGGAAGAGTTTTCCCGTTTTCGGTTTGTCTAAAATCCACTCAGATAGCTCAGTATTTATACCGACAATTTTCATCACTCCCTGCTTATGAGCGAAGATAATTTTCCGCTCCGCGAGAGATTTGATTGTGTCGGAAATATGCGACTCTCCGAGGTCTGTCAGCTCAGCAATCACCGTGTTTGTTACTCGGTCCTGCTTCTTGTTCCATCCATAGGTAAGCCAGATAACAGCCTCAAGACACTGCCACTCACGACCTGACATCCGCAGACGCGGCTTGAGCTTCTGTATCTCGTTTGCGATCTTGGTATACCCGTTAGCCAGGTCGGCCATTTGACCTCCCGAACGCTCGGTTTTAATCGGAAAATTGATAACTTCAGCGGTATTTGACATACTTCATCCCGTGAATTGACCCAATTAATTCACCCGAAGACTGGCTGTGTTGGCGCACAACAGTCTTCACCCTTTCAGAACAACCCAGCCTGGTCGCCGCCCTTTCGCACTTTGCGCTTTGCTTCCCGGCGTTCAGCTGCGCTGGTCTGCTTCTCTGCCCATAACTTTGCGTGTCGCATAACATCGTCAAAAATTTCCCCTTTGCGGCTTGCCTGTGACATCCGCTTGTACATATCGACCGCCTGGTATGTCCCCCCCCTGGCCACTGCTTGCGTGAAGCCCTGGCGAAGAAGTTCCTCGCGGACGTTTTTCTCAATAAATTTGATGTGATTCATGGATACCCCGCTTACATCACGCCGAGCATTGAGCTCACGATCGTCATCAGCGCTCCTGTCTGCTCAGGCATTAACCTGAAAAGCGACGCTATTCCCTCGCTCACCTCCTTCAGTTTCTGGTGCTCTGGCGCGTTCAGCATCACCGCCTGCTTTGCTTCAGCGCATTCCTTCATGGCCGAAGACAGGCGCGACAAAATATCGTCCTGAGGCATCAGGCGATGGCGGAACTCCAACGGAAGAACGGTCATGATTGCCGGGGTAAGAAGGCGAACGTACTCGCGATAGCGCTCAGACTCGGCCGGGTTGTCCAAGTAGCGAAAAAGCTTCTGGCGGGCACGGCTGATGTCATCAGGAAACGCGATCTCCTCGCCGCCCTGTTGTCGCCACTCATCGATGATGTATGCCGAGACAACATCCTGTCCTTCAGCTGCTGCCCAGGCGCGAACGGCAGAGCGAATTGCGTCGTGATCTGCCTCTCTCTGTTGATTTCGCTTTATCAGGGCGCCGGTGTTGAATCCGGTATTTTGTTGAAAGGATAGTGTTTGCATGGTCAGCCTTCCTGTTTCGGCAGGCCGTCGGTGGGGTTGGGGTAAAGATCTGGACGTAACTCATGAGGCGTTACTCCGGTCGCATCATAAATTTTGATTACACGTGAGGATGGAACTCCATTTTTGCGCCAAAAAGAAACCGCCATTTTCGTTACGCCCAGAGCAAAACCCAGCGCGCTTGCAGAACCAGACTTTTGTATAGCTTTTTCGATACCAGTCATATGACCTCCTTAGATAGCGCAAAGTAAAGCATTAATTTACTTTACAGTCAACCTAAGCATGCCTATCAAGGAGTAAAGCAATTATTTACAATGAGAACATGAGCGATAAAACCCCGACCGAAGGCCTGATCTCTAGGCTTACAGAATTGAATGCAAAAGGGATCTCAAAAACTGAGATGTCCCGGATTGCTGGCGTCAGTAAGCAGGCAGTCTCCGGCTGGTTCAAAACAGGACGAATCAGTAAAGAATCTGCATTGGCAATCGCCGATGCTGTCGGAGTTTCGGTTCCATGGTTGTTAGGTGAGGATGTTGGGGAGAAAAACGGGCTTAAAGCTGACGAGCAACGTCTGCTAGAACTCTATCGACAATTGCCCGAAGATGAGCAGCAGAACATGTTGCGGATCGTATCTCTGCGTCTCAAAGAGCTCGATGAGCTGTATGCCAAGTACATGGGGCGAAGGATTAAGGGCGATGAAGAATAATCATCACAACGGTTTAATCACGTAAGCGCCATATCCCGTAGAGAATTACGGAGAGGTTTGTAACTGAAATAATCAAGGCAACTGTGGCCAAGATATCAGAGCCAGACATAGGAAAACCTCCATGAGCTATAGCGACATCGTTGCAACTATTGCAATGATTGTATCTATCACAGCAGTTCCTGCAAGCGGTTACTTTAGCTACAGATATGCAGTAAAAGGGGAAAAACGCAAAGAGTTCAATGCAATAAGCGATATAATAAGACAAAAATTAAGAGATCAATTGCGACTTATTGAGAATGGAGTGTTTCCCGGTGGCGGAAATGTATCAATATCACAGCGAGAAATTGATACGTTCATTGATATCTGCAGCCCCAAGAACAAGAAACACCTTTCGGAACTCTGGAGTGAATATCAGCGCTCCCTGCAAAACAGTATTGATGTCAGTGACCCGTTGAAAGATCCTGACTTTCATAGCCCTTCATTTATTCAATCAGCGATTGAAAAAATATTGCCGTATTGTCAGCGCCAGTAGCCCGGCCACGCGTCGAGTTTTATTGCCCCTACTCTTTCGGTAGCAACAGAACGTCAAGGGCCAATTCCACAGCCAGATCGACATGGTCTTCCTGCCACAACACCTGAATCATCTCTATCAGAGCCTCTCTTGACGGCTCTTGCTTCTCAACCAGTAGCTGCATAACCGCTACCCCGATAACCTGCGCTATTTGCGGGTGCATCTTCGCGAAAAACTCATCGTCATACCGCATACCATTAGCCCTCATTGATGTTTTGGTGAGCATAACACATACGGAAAACCGCGACTAAAGCCATGCACCCCATCGCCGGATACAGCAATGCTTTACAAATCAATTCACCTAGACTTGACTTAATAGTAAAGCAATGTTTTACTTATTACCAGCAGCAACCCACCAAGGCAGGACGCCCACGAAGTAGCTGCCCGGAGCATACGAATGCCGGGATGAGGTGGAAATATCAATGCGCAGTAGGTAGTAACGTTCCGCTGGCCGGCGATAAGGCAATGAGGATGAGATGAGTAAGGTAAAGGTGGCGCCTATTGAACTCGAAATAGACGCCACGGAAGTAATCAATCAGGTCGAGGAACTACTGGGGTTACTTGAGCTTCCAGCCCGTTCCCTTGAAGGCATCCCTGAGAATGTCGTCAACCTGCTTTTTGACAACATCCGTCCCTTGCTTAACGACATCGTCCTTAGTGATTTCTCGACCACAGTTGGCACAACTGACGCCAACAAAATTTGTATCAAAGTCGAAATCATCGGGACGCTTGAGCATCTCGCTTCCGCAATCAGGGCAAGCAACTTTCATAGTTGTCAGTTTTGACATTTTTTATTTCCTTGCTGGCTGTGTGAGAACTACCAGCATACCACCGAGCCTGAAGTGGTTAAAAGACAGGCAAACATGAGGAGTTGGAATGAGCAAGCAAGGCATCAGAGCCCTGATCATTTCAGCAGTTATTGGGCTCTTCATCTGGATCGCGCTCTTCAGCGCACTGAGGGGATTGTTTCTATGAATGATTTCGCACGCAAACCCGCTCGTCAGCAGGCTGTTCGTTTAAATCCGCTGTCGGCTTTCATCCGCCGGGTGTGCTACATGCTTGCGCAAAAAGGAGGCCCTTCATGAGCACGATGTTTGCCCTGGTTCTCACCGTCAGCATGCTGACGGGCGGTAATCAGGATGTCCTGCTCGGCGTTTACGACACTGAGAATGACTGCAAGGCAGCTGCAGAAGAGCAACACGTGAAAGCTGAATGTTATCCACTGAAAGGTTTACTGGACGAGCATCCGGCCGGGTTCACGGTGCAAATGTAGGGGGAAGAATGCAGAAGAAATGCGGTTACTGCAGTAAAGCAATCGAGGGAAAGCCAGTGGTAAGCACCCTGTTGTACCTCCAGGGGAACCAGCTAGCACGGAAAGAAAAAGAGTATTGCTCTGAACGTTGCGCCTCTCACGACCAGATGGCTCACGAGGGCTAACGTAAACCCGCCGAAGCGGGCTGTACGTCCGGTGCCACCGACCAAAGTTACACCGGAAATTACCAAAACCAATGACCACCCTGAATGGGCGCTACCAATGGCCCGGGGGATTCTACATCCAAAATAGAGGCTATCACATGGAATATTTTTATCTGATAAAAGCGACTCAAAAATCGGGTAAAGCTGATGCCGTAATCTGGCGCACTAATAAATCAGAAGCCCGCGCCCTTCTGCAGCTGGACGTCGATCTGGAAGACGCCGGGATCGAAACAGGCCGCGGCAAAGACTATCAAAAACCAATTCGCACCGATTTCCCGGTATTCAATGACCTGCCGGCGGAAGGTGTTCTCGATTACTCATGGTGCGAACGCTACCAGCTCGGCGACGATGGTCGCACCTGGGCTCTGAAACCAGGTCAGGTGCCTGCGGATCATAACATTGATGATGCCGGAGTAACCTCTGAGGCCGTTACTGGCGAGCTGGTTGATGCCAATACTAATGGCGACGCGGCACAAGGTGAGACCGTGGAAACTTTCGGTAGTGACGAATACCAGGACGATTCCAGCGCGCTTTTTAACGTGGCCGAGCTCCCCTTTCGCGCTCAGCTGCTGGCGCAGTACATGGCCGAAGAACGTCACGTTTATCATATCAGCATGCCTCACCGGCAGGAGCTGTCAGCTCTTGAAATGGACACTGATAACGCAGCCGTCCAGGATCTGATTCTGGCCGCCGAGAATGTCCCTGAAATCAAAAAATACGATATGCCGGCGCTCTGGAAATTCACCAGCGCCAATAAAAAAGTCTTCCCGGAAGGGAAACGGCATGAGCTCGGTAAGCGTATCCAGTTTGCAAAGCTGTGGTTCGCCACGAACGCGATCGACCGCGGCATTCTCACCAGGGAATGGGCTGCCGGTAACTGCATTTCTTCGGTTTTGAAAACCGATGCAGGTACGAATGCTGGCGGCGGTAATAAAACCGATCGCAACCCTGACTACACCCATACCCTTGATACGCTCGATGTAGAAATAGCTCTGGCCACAATGCCAATGGATTTCGATATCTACAATTTCCCGGCATCAATTCACCGCCGGGCCAAAGAGATCGTCCAGAAGAAAGAAAGTCCGTTCAAGGAATGGTCTGCAGCGCTGCGCAAGGTCGCAGGCATCCTGGATTATTCCCGCGCAGCGATTTTTGCCCTTATTCGTGGCGCCACCAGCGATATTCACCATTTCCCGGTAAGTCTGCAGACCTATATCAATGCGAACCTGACCGAGCATAAACATGACACCCCTTCTGCTGAGACGCTTGAAAAAGCTGGTCATGTTTCATCTGCCGCCGTCACTCTGGACGCTGTGAAAAAGGCTATCGATGGAGATGAAGGTGTGCCTGACCTGGAAACTCTCCCAACTGACTTTCAGGTAATTGGCCCCGAACTGGTGAAAGAAGCTCAAAAGAAACGTCCTGACGCTAATCAGGTTCTGGCCGCCGAACGTGGCGAATATGTCGAAGGTATCAGTGACCCCACGGATCCGAAGTGGATAACCGAAGACCTGATCAAGCCCAAACAGCCTGAAGTTTCAAACATGGGCAATGGTGTTTTTTCGATTGATGGTCTGATGGATAGCCAGCCAGCACCAGCACTTTCTATCGTGGACCAGGCGCGCCAGCGCGCTGCAGAAGAAAAATTACATCCAGCTAATTCCGGGGAAACCACCAGCGATGTGCAGATGGAAACGGCTCAGCCGGTCGAAGACGAAAATGATAATGCGGTATCAACAGGCGAAGGCGCTGATGAGCCTCCTGCGCAAACAATTGCCGTGAACATGAGCAAAATACTGGCTGAACGCTGCCCGGATCTTACCGCCGAAGTGCTGAAAAGCCAGGTTTCCGAGAGTGCTCATAGCGATGAAGAGAAAGAGGCTGAACAAGCAGCACCAGCATGGCCGAAGTATTTCGAGCCTGGTCGATATGAAGGCGTGCCAAATGAGGTCTACCATGCCGCTAACGGCATCAGCTCCACGATGGTTAAAGATGCCCGGGTATCGCTGATGTATTTCGAGGCGCGCCACGTATCCAAAACCATCCAGAAGGTACGCTCCCCTGTTCTGGATATGGGAAATCTGGTGCATGCACTGGCGCTGCAGCCTGATCAGCTGGAAAAAGAATTCAGTATCGAGCCGGAAATCCCGGAAGGCACCTTCACCACGACTGCGACGATCCGCGCATTTATCGACGAGTACAACGCCGGGCTTCCGCCGCTGTTGAGTGCTGACGATATCAAGGCGCAGTTGGAGGCGCACAACGCCACCCTGCCCGCTCCTGTACCTCTGGGCGGCGACAAAGATGCAATTGGCATTGCGTATCTGGAATTACCTGACGAGTTCAAGCGAATCGTTGGTGACGATAAAAACTTTACCGCGTCAGCAATGAAGGCCTGCATCAAAGAATACAACGCCACCCTGCCAGCGCCTGTTAAAACCAGCGGAAGTCGTGATTCCATGCTGGAGCAACTGGCGATTATCAATCCTGACATGGTTGCTCAGGAAGCGCAGAAGGCGCAGCCGCTGAAAGTATCAGGTACTAAGGCGGATCTGATTCAGGCCGTGAAATCGGTTAAGCCGGATGCCGTATTTGCCGATGAGCTGCTGGATGCATGGCGCGAGAACCCTGAAGGAAAAGTGCTGGTTACCCGCCAGCAGCTGGCTACGGCACTGGCCATTCAGAAAGCACTGTTGAATCACCCTACCGCCGGCAAGTTGTTGACGCACCCGAGCCGTGCCGTCGAGGTGAGTTATTTCGGCATTGATGAGGAAACCGGGCTGGAAGTTCGTGTGCGTCCTGACCTTGAGATAGACATGGGCGGCCTGCGCATCGGTGCGGACCTGAAAACCATCAGCATGTGGAAC